TGTATTGTATGGATGATCTTCATTCGGCCAGCAGATAACCCCTGGCGTTCTGCTTCCTCAATCCGCCATTCGAAGCATTGGCCAAACGTAATTTTACGTTGCTCTTCTTGCGGTGGATTGGTTGAGTAGAGGGCAAGGGCTGTGTAAGCTTCTTTTTGCGTAGCAAACGTGCCTACCGATTTACGGATAGCCTTGCCATTAGCATCGTAGCCATAGGTTACTACAGCCCGGTAGGGCTTTCGTAACTGCTTGTGTTTCATTTTATATACGGTTCCTGAACCGTTGGCTCGTTTCATGGCCATAATATGTCCTCCTTNTTACTACAGCCCGGTAGGGCTTTCGTAACTGCTTGTGTTTCATTTTATATACGGTTCCTGAACCGTTGGCTCGTTTCATGGCCATAATATGTCCTCCTTAGCTTAAATTTGAGTATAAGAAATAAGCCTTAGAGGTTTTGTGGTATAATAATAGTGTTCTTCGGTATATACCTCTAAGGTGTGTATCATAGCCCCTATTCTGTTGGTAGCAGAATAGGGGCCTTTTACCTATAAATTAGAAATATAATTAGATAATCTAATTTCTGCATTAGCTGGAATTAAGGAAAGTTGCTTATATGGCCCATGCAATATTTGCCTTATAGCATTATCTGTTGAATTGTGGGGTCTATATAATGCGCTTCTAAATTCATTAGCTAGTGCATATTTTGTATCAGTATCATTTATTAGGGCTAAGAAACATAAAATAATACCATATAGTCCAGATACTGAATCACGATCACTGATTTGATTCGAAATAGATGAATCATTGAATAAATAAGGAGGAAGTATTTTTTTTAATAATGGAAGGGGTAAAGGATATTTAAAACGTGAGTTAACAAAATTAAGATTATGTGCTCCGGCATTTCTAAATAAACGAATTCCATCAAGTGCTGTTATTAATAAATTTGTTTTTTCGGAAACGCTTAATGCTCTATGTGGAATCATTAGTTGTACAACATTAGATTTATTTTGTTGCTTTAAAAGTTTAAAAAAATTAATTGTTGCTCCTAAGGAAATATTTTTAAATAATATCCATGGTGGTATATGATTGTGATGTTCAATATAATGTTTTGTTGGTTGATGTGCTGAACGAGGAATAGTATTGCGAAGAATTTCAAGTTTAACAGAGGCAAAATATAAATTATTATACTTATCTTTATAGTGCCTAGAGTCCAAATAACTATCTTGATGAACACCATAATTACATGCGATTACATCAGCCAAACAATATTTTAAAGATGTTTCTATGATTAGACTGTATTTCATACATAAAGATTGTAATTCTTTATCTAATATATAGAAATCTCGTAAATACTCTATTGTTGTACCTGGGCTAAATGTATCATTAGGCATCAACATAGTTTTATAACCATTTACTAAATCGTAATACGAATAAGATCGTATTATAGTTTTGGCTATTTCATCATTTGTGATTGCTAGTCCTCTATCTTTTAGCATTTGGATTAAATCATCTATATTTTTATAGGGCTTATCATAACACATATATACTCCTTATAATAGAAAAGCCGCCACTCCGAAGAGCAGCGGCTTAGCGACCAATGATTAAACATTGCAATCAGTTCACTACTCATAGTATAGCATACTTTATGAAAATTACAATACATTAAGTATAACAAAAATTCATAATTTGCTATTTGTCAAGGACAAAAAAATGACAATTTAGTAATTATTACAATACATGATGATAAAAGTTAATACTTTCTAATTCTGCATCATTGATACTTGTTCGACGCACCATTTGTTCTACTAGATTAACATGCTGGTCTAAATAGAAGTCGTCGTTAATAATGTGCATCAATTCGTGTTTTATTTCTTCCCTCATACGATCGCGAGGGAGGTTTTTATTTATGTAGATATTATGAGTATCTACATCTTCACATTCCTCTGACACGGCATTGGCATGTGGTAAGTCGCAGTAAATCAAATTTACAACCAATATAACACTCTCCCTTGTGTGGTTATATAGCTTTCGTCAAATATTAATCGTTCTAAAAATAATTAATGGAATTACTTTAGTGGTAGAGGCAGCAAAGAAGTTTTTAAGTGTATCAGAATACGTATCGACTAATCCTTCAACTGTAGACTCTGTATCTGGATCTGAACTTAGCTGAGGCGTAGTTGTATCAAACATTCCTATTACAACCCAATTGCCAGGCAGAGTTGTACCGTAATTTTTTAGAATGCTGCCCATAGGTATTTTTAAGTACTCTTCAATTATTGTGCCGGATACTTTAGAACCATCAGAAGTAGTGATAGATAAATCTATTGTACTTGGTGACGCTTTTATCAAATCTGACATAGCATTTATATTATTTTTGGCTTCTTTCGATGTAACGCCAAATACTGTTTTATGTGTAAATATAACTGGTACAAGCTCGGTGAAAATAGAAAGATTTCTAATTACAACTCTGCCTGTAACGAAACCAAGTTTGGCCTCGTTACTCTCGACTGGGTTTATTTCGTCATACTCTAATATATTAATTAAGTCTATTACTTGTTTATGGAATGGATCATAGTTTTCAGTAGAGGAGACACTATTATCTATTTGTTCTTTAGCACCGATAGAGCCTTTTAGGATTTTAATGTTGGCTTCTACACCCGCATTAGAAGAAGAACCCTGCAAAGTAGCATTTGTTTTGCTAACACTTCGCAGGGTTCCGTTTTTTATTTGAGATATAAATGAATCGACACGTTCGGAGTCGATATATAGAAAATCTACTAACTCCGGCTTAATCTGAATCGATTCGCTATGTTGTTGTTGGTCAAGGTTGTCTTTCCCCATTTGTTGGCCTCCTTAGAAATTTGCTTGCTAGTTTCTCTATTGGCTTCCATCACTTTATTGAGGCGATTAAGTTCTTTTGCTACTACGCGCAATGTTGTAGTTTTCATTATCAATCACTCCTTTTCTATATAGTACCATAAAGTGTGGTGGAAGTGCGAATATTAAATTGTAAAAGAACGAACTTATTTGTTTTTTAATTTTAAAAGCTCTATATATTCAACTGCTTTTTCTAAATCCTCCTTACTTATATCTTTAGCGGCAGAGAAGAGCATACGAGCCCCTGGACGTGTGCGTAGGTATTCCGCAAATTCGGCTGCTTCTGGGTCGGTGTAGTAGCCGTCTTTTTTCTCAGGTATAGATTGCACAGGGGGTATATTGGAATCATCATACCCAAGTAACCAGGCAGGGCTTACATTTAAAGCATTAGCTAATATATAAACCTTATCTTGTTTCGGCTCATATCGATTATTTAGCCAATCTGATATAGAAGATTGGCGGATGCCCGTGCGTTTGGCTAATTCTGTTTGGGTTATTTTGTGCTCTGCCATAACAGCTTTTAAACGATTTATAAATTGGGTACTCATAATTCATTCTCCTCTAGGACTAACTTTACAGCTATTATAAACGGAAAACCGTCAAATGTAAATATTAAACCAAACTTGAACGGAAAACCGATAGACAAAAGCGAAAATCAAGTGTATTATTGAATTACGGAAAGCCGATGATGAAAGGAGGTGAAAATCATGGAATTTGATTATACTAATCTACGAGAGTTTATTAAAAATAACTTCCATACCCTTAAAGAATTTGCAGTGTTCCTCGGTATTGGTACGACACAACTAGGGCAGCGCTTATCAAATAAAGTTCCATTTACACAAAAGGAAATTGATAAGGTTGCTAACAGTATGCCGAGTGGAAAACTAGATATGGAAACTATTGACGCTCTTTTTTTTAAAAAGAAATAACGGAAAACCGATATTTAAAAACTTAAAGGGAGGAACCATGAAAATAGTAAAACTCATTACAAAAGCAACGCACCAGAGCATAGTAGACGCAATGATTTCTATAGCAATAGCACATGGCTTAACAATCACAAATGTGGAAAATATTATGACTGATGTAATAGCATACTTGAAAGATAATGCAACGGTAAAAAAGTAAAAGCCACTAACTTTTGTTAGTGGCAATAGATAGGATATTGGGCGCTCGTGGATGGATTATTGGTAATGCTCCTCACCATCTATGCGTTGCACCTTACAAAGTATACAAGGCATTTACTTTGTCTTGGCTCAAGGTTGTCCTGTTGCAGCAGGAGGTTCCTTGAATTCACCCAATTTGCAATTAGTAATTACTTACTAATGGGACGTGTAAACATCCTTTCTTAAACCAAAATCACGGAATTGAGCGATACCAGAGGATTTCGCTAATTGAAGCATTGGGTTATTAGCTACATTTTGAGCTAATGCTAATGCTCCCTGTGTTTGAGAATTAAGATTAAAAGCTTTTGCAAATGGAGTATTTGCAGAAGATTGAATCATAGAAATAGCTTTATTTGTATTTTTAAGAATTTCTAATTGTGGGTTAACCACCAAGATGTTATCGTAAAGGCTTTTTATCCTTTACTTCTACTTGTTACCAAGTAGTTCAGCATATGTCATTATCCTATCAAAAAACATTATACATGAATAAATGATGAAAATAAAACAAAAAGGTGAAATCAAATGAATAGTAAAAAGCCACCAACAACATTAGTGGCAGTGGGAAGGACGTGAAAATATGGAGTTTGTCATCGGATATATTATAGGGCTCGTGCTGACAGGAATTTTGATTATTGTAGTTGCTGGACGTGGGTCTTAAGCCGTTGAGCTTATATCAGAAATTAAGTGAAAGAAGTAAAAGCCACCAACAACATTAGTGGC